TCCAGCTGGAGGTCGATCATCACCAGCTTGTCCAGCTGGGTCTCCAGCGTCTTAGGCAGGTAGCCTCCCTGGTTCTGGAGAACGGTCTGCTGCTCCAGGACGAGAACGCGCTTCATCACGATCTTCTCCCCCGTTGGTAGGGGGGTGACCGCGTCAGCCGGGTAGGTGACCGATCCTGTGCCGGGAAAGGACGTGGCCGCCGCGACGGAGTAGTTAGCTGAGCCCGAGCCCTCCACGAGCAGGGTCTCCGCGCCGTTTGCGTCTACGTGGGTGACCACGAGGTCAGTCGTGGCGTAGATAACGATGGGGCTGAACGAGAATACCGTCGCGGAGTCGTTGCCGCTGCCCGTTATCCTGGCCGTCTGGGTGGTGACGCTCATGTTTTCATCTCCCTAGTGGTGTCACGTGACACCAGTTATCTCGGGGGTCCGAGGATGTCCGACAGCGGGTCCTCTGGTGGGGCGACGGGTCCGACGCCCTGGATGCTGTCGCTGACGCCGGTGAAGCCAGCGGCCCACAGGTACGCCTGGAGGTTCAGCGCGTTCAGCAGCCTGACTTTCTTATCTTGGGCCTTGGCCAGGAGGGTATCGAGGAGCGAGAAGGCCCCGTCCCCCTCTTTCAGCTCGTCCCCCCGCAAGGCATTCGTGAGCAGCTTGACCACGTTGAGGCGGGGTAGCTTGTTCAGGAGCCGGTCGAACTCCCTCGCGCCCGTCGCGGACATAATCAGGGAGGGACCCGCCGCCTTCGCGGAGTCGGGGGAGAATAGCCCCAGTATCAGCCTACCGATAGCCGCGCCGCCAGCTTTCGCGGCAAAGTTCGCCACGATGCTAGTCCGGCCCCCAACGGTCGCCCCCGTGGGAACGGTAGTTATGGCCTGCTTCGCCAAGCTAGCCAGTTCAATCACCTCGTCTATGCGGTTGAACCCCTCCAGGTCTATGATGTCCTCATCCAGCATGAACTGGCGCAGGGAGGGCTTGCCGGGGTCCAGGGGGGCATCTAGTGCTTGCAGCAGGGCCTCCAAGTCCACCCGGCCCGTCTTGGTCGTGGCCGTATCCTCCAGATAGTCGAAGATAGCGTGCCGCAACCCCTCCACCGCCTCGTCGCCCCCCTTGCGGGCCTCTCCCGCTAGCTCTGAGAGCCTCTCCAGGGGCCTGGGAGAGCCCACAGCGCCCCTCACCACGTCGGCGGGGTTCTCTGCCCTCAGCAGCCGCCCAAGGGCCGTCTCGGGGCCTGTCAGGCGCTTCTTATCCAGCACTTGGCGGGCGATCATGTCGTCCAAGGCCTTCTGCGAGGACGCGGCCCTCGTCAGCATCTCATCCACCTCCGGAAACTTCTCCAGCATGTCCTCGTTCCGGGCGATGAAGTCCTTGAGGGCCTCCACCTTCACGGCACCCCTGGTTACGTTGCCCTCCTGTATGACGCGGGAGATGCCAACCTCGTCAGCCATGATGAAGAGGAACCGGGCCTGGGCCTCGTACATGAGGTCGATGTCGTCCAGCATGGCCTGCACGGTCGCGCCGTCCGCTAGGTCGCGGGCGGGCACCAGCTTCACCGCTTCCCTAAGCTCCTGCATCCGCAGAAACGCCTTCTCCTTGCCCCCGGCCATGGCGGTCCTGAGGAGCGCTTCGGGCGGGATGCGCAATCCAAAGGCCCCTCGCGACGACGCCTCTCCCACGAACGAGCGCCGGAAGGCGTCCGCCAGCTCTGCCGAGAAGCGGCGGGCCTGATCGTAGGGGGTGTCGGGAATGGCCTGAGCGAACTGCCCAAGCGCGTTACGGGGCTGCCCACCCGCTCTGCCGGAGGTGACGCCCGCCGTGGTGAGGTCGTCAAAGACCGCTTCGGCCAGGAGACCGTACTGGCGAGCGTTCCTGTCCGCCAGCTCGTCAGTGGACCTCGCCTGACCGCGAGCCCGCGTGAGGAGACCTGAGCGGAAGTTGATCATCTCCCCCACGGACAGGCGCTTGTTGGCCTCCTTGATCATGGCCTTGGTGATCTCGGTGCCGTCAGCCAGGGCGGTGCCGCCGCGAGCGGACACCTCCAGCACCTCCATCGCGTTTCGTAGGTTGTCCATCTGTTTGACGATGAACTTGGGGAGCACGTCTGCGGACGCTAGCTCGCCCTGCAACATGGCCTCGACTCGGAAGATGGTGCTGTGGATGCCCCTGTCCTTCAGGCCCCCCTTGAACGCCACCCGCCACATCTCCGCCTCCACCGCGCGAGCCCTGCCGAGAGCCCGCTCGTATATCTCGGTAGCTTCTCTCCCTACCATCGCGGAGGCCCCCTTGAAGGACCCCACGCGCTCTATGATCCGCTCGGCGGCTTCGGTTGCTGTTTGCCGGGCCTTGTCCAGCATGATAGCGAAGAAGGCGCGGTAGCGGTTCTGGCGCAGCTCAGCCGCCGCCTTCAACCCCTCTCGGCTGCCGGTCGCCCGCAGGAGCAGGATGGCCCGAGCTACCGCCTCCATGTTATCGGTCGCCTGCCGCAGGGCTTGGTTATAAAACTCGCGATTGCCCTCCATCAGCTCCGCAGTGAGCTGCCGCAGCCCAGGGGAGTCTACTATCATCGCGGCGTTGCCCTTGAACCCCTCTATCGTGTCCGCGATGGCCTTGTTGTCCGAGAGTAGCCTCGCCCACACCTCCGGGTCCTCCCCGGCAGCGTTGGCGAACCGCGCGAGGATGGCGGCGGCCTGGGAGCGCTGGATGGAGCCCCGGAAGAAGGCGAGAGAGGTCTTTACGAAGCCGTAGGACCAACGGGAGAGGGCGACACTCAGACGGAGCACGTTTGCCCCACCCGCGACCATGCCCACGCCCGTGCGTTGCAAAGGTCTGCCCGGTACGGCCTGCTCGAAGAGACCCTCCGCTATCGCGGCGCTACCGACCGAAGACGCCTCCACGAACCCGAACCGAACGGGCTGTTGCGCCGCCGTGTCGAGGATACGGTTGGCGAGGTTGCCCACCCAGGACGGCGGGAGCCTGCCGGGGAGGCGCGCGAGCGACATGACGGTACCCCCGAAGGTCACGCCCGCGCCCGCCACCTGTCCGAAGGAGACGGCCCCCCGCAGCCCCTCCGGGGTCTCGTCGTTGAGGGCCATGGCTAAGCCCTGCTCCTCCAGGGCGTCCGCCGCGAGGTTACCGGCGAAGAAGCCGCCTATCATCCCCAATCCTGAGAGGACGGGGACGGCGATGGGCGCGAGGGGGCCGGTCAAGGCTCCTATCCCCGCCCCGATCATAGCGCCGGGGATCACACCGGAAAAAGACACCGCGCTATGCAGGGCTCCCTTAGCGGCAGCGGCGGCTAGGTCGGTCTCGTCCGGGGCCGCTGGCGAGGTGTCGCCAAGGAGGTCGTCGATGTTATCGTCGGACGGCGGGGCCACCAGGAGATCGTCGGGTACGGCGTCGGCAGCCGTGGTTTGCGTCCCGCCCTGAGCCTCTGCGGGAGCCTCCTCAGTCGCTCCTGTGGGGGCCTCCTCGGTCGCTCCTGTGGGGGCAGCTTCCTCGGCCACGGCCTCTTCTTCGGCGGGGCCGAGCAGGTCGTCTACTTCGTCGGAGCCCGCGACCACCCCTTCGGTGTCTTCTTCCCCCTCCTGGGGGTTGATAACGACGCGCAGCTCCTCCTCTCCCTCAGGCCCTATCTCTCCCGTGGTGAAGGGCACGTCGCGGACGGGTTCCTCAACGCGCCACCGCAGGGTGGGGGCGCTGAAGCCGGAGTCGTCACTGGCGTTCGCGCGGTTCCTCGGTACTCGCGCGGGCATGGCTAGTTCCCCCTGTACTGGCGTCGTCCCTGCTGGCCCGGTACGGTCCCGCCCGTGTAGTTTAGCCAGTCTCCGGGCTGTATCTCGCCTCCGTCGATGGCGCGCTGTAGCTCATCGCGAGAGTTGTACATGGGAAGCTCCTCCAGCGGCGGGGGAGCGCCTAGCATCTGGATAACCTGATCTATGGCGATCAGCCGGTCTCTCATCTTCTGCTTGCCCTCCCCGCTCCCCTGCTCGCTGGAAGGTTTGGACGGGTCTAAAGCGTCCTGGATTATCTTGGCCTCGTCCCGGAGGGACCTGTCGATGGCCCGCAGGTCGGTCTTGAGGGCGTTCGGGTTAGCCATAAATGCAGGGATAAGGGACTTGAGAGGCCCTGTCAAGATGCGAACCGCCTCGGCGTCACCAAACCTTTGCGTACGTTGCAGCGCAACCATGGCCATTAACGTGAACATCTCCAGGCTCTTGCGCGCATCCCTCGTCGGCGAAAACTGAGTGTACTCAAAGTCTCCTAAAAACGGAGTGTTAGATACTCGGGCTTTGATAGAGGACGCAATTCCGGTAGCTAGGTTAGCGATATCGTACACCCTAACTCCCGTGGTCAGGACCCGGGCGATGATCTCTGTAGGATCGTCGCCCTCTTCCAGGTCTTCCGCCCCTGTCGCGGCCTCCGCGAACGTGGACGAGGCGACGCCCAGGGGCGCTAGAATTTCTCGCATTTCCGCGTCTGCGTCGCTGGGAGGAAGGGGGGTCCCAGAGGCTTGGATGTCCCCCGTCGGGATCGCCTGAGCCGCCGCAGCGGGGTCTACATCCGCAGGAGGCTCCGCCCCCCCGGCGTCCAGCCTCGCGAAGAACGCCGCCTGCTCGGCCTCGCCCGCTTCCTTGGTGAGGGTGTCTGGGTTTATGCCCTGGGCTCTGAGGGCGTTGCGAACGAAGCCCGATAACTCTCCGACTTGCCCAGTTATGCGATTGGGGGTTACCTTGTTGGTAGCGGCGGCGATAAACTCCAGGGACTCGCGCCGGTTTGTCAGGCCCTGCTGGAACCGCTCGGCAAGGTCGATGAGCTTCGTGTCTACCTCGGAGCTGAAGCTCGCGCCAAATACCGGCCCTTGCACGACTGGCGGGCCGACAGCGAGCCTCTCAACGCGGTTCCCGTCAGCGTCAACGCGCCATATCTCCTGCCCCGGTTCCATGTTTACGACTTCGGGGCGGGGTACCATGCCGCGCGCGATTTCGACGCCATTCCGGTTCAAGATTTCGTCGGGCTTTAGCACGTAGTCCCTTGTCTCCGTCGCCCGGAACACTACCCGGTTGCCTATCATAACCGTGTCGCCGGGGTGCACTACGGTCGGCTTTTGGGACTCAGGCCCCTTTGCGATAACGCGCCCATCGTCGGCGACATCTATCAAGACTTGGTTAACATCGAGGATTTCGGTCTGCACCTCCTGGTACTGTATGTCGAACTTCAGGGCCGCCGCTACCACCTCCGGGTGATCCTCCCGCTTTAGACCCGTCGAGATTTCCCATATATCCAGTGCCTCCTCAGGGGTCACGTCCGCCGCCG